CCCATGGGAAAGAGCAAAAGAAGCAAAGCTCGGGTATAAACCCAAGGGTTGCCCTCTTGACCAGCGGACAATAGATTTTCCACCTGTATACAGCTCAAGGACAGGATCAGGGATCATCCCTTTAGGAATAATCCACGATCCCTTAGAGATATCACAGAAAAGCTCAACATGAGCAGATTTTGGGAGTAACTCAACCAAAACCATTTTCTGAATATCTAAAGGAAAATAATCAGTGGCCCCAGAAAGGTCAACTGAATGAACTTTCCGACCTTGAGACAAGGCAGAGAGAATCGCAGTATCAGCTTTATCTTGTTGAAAAGTGCAGTCCCAAGAAAGGGACCGAATTGTTTCAAAAAGAAAATCTCCAAGAGGTTTTAACACCTGTTGGAAGATTCTTGCAGGATTTGCTACAGAACGTAGCTTATAACCTGCTTCTTGAATCAATCCGATGCGACCTACAAAGAATGAGGAAGGATCAAACCGTGGATACGGTCGTGATACGATTCCAAATCCCGAGTAAGAGCCCTGCACCATATCAAATTCCGGTTCTAGACCAACCAAAAGAGGTTGATATAAAGACCAGAATTTATGGAGGTGAGCCATATTACTTTCAGTACAACTGAAATAATATAGGCTATCCACCACTCCTTGTTCCTCTGGAACAGACCCTCTAGGAAGAGGGGCACGTTTCGTTGGTGAAGGAAGATAAGTCAACAAGGGTTTCGGATCTGGCAAGGGTTTCAATCTTGCTTTAAGACCCGAAAGCTGCATTCCAAGCCTAATAGTGGTTTCTAGGCTAGGAGGGATTGTGACAGCGGGAGCCGTCACACCAGATAGAAATTTTCTTCCTTGCTTCTGTGTAACAGAAGGAGAAAAGAAAATTGTATAGATAGAAAGAAGATTCAGAGCCTTCCTATAATGGGAGGAGCTCTGAAAAGCCCATGTCTCCAAAGACCCAAAAGGACCTTTGAAGATAATGGAACCATTCTTCTTAGCTATCCAACTTGAAACAGATGGTAGACCTGCCTTCTTGCGAAGGAAATCTACACGAATCTGTTTCAATCTATCAACAGTCCATTCCTCTCCAGAAGAAAGTACCCACTTAAGTACAATGAGTACAATCGGTAAGGAGATAGATCTAGGTACACCGACAGCACTAGCTCGACGAAGGAGATAACCCTTTTCCTTACGACTTAAAGTCGTCATAATCATCCTCCTAATTTTAGGATGTTTGATAAGGTTCAGGGATCGTCCAGATCGACCTGGGGCTGCAGTACTTAGCTCATCAATCCCTATTACGATAGGTGACACATTTTATCCGAATTTCAACAGATGATTTCTCATCTTTGTCATCGGAGAGGTTAAAGGTAGCAAAAGAACTGAAGGAAACCGGATGGTTCTTGCCAATGACATTTAACACTGATTTGAGGAGTAGATATACCGATTCACTCGGTGTCGATACTTCCCATACACGTGGTTTGTCTTGGTCTAAGACCTCCGGAAGTTCTTCAAGAACTTCCAGTATCTCTTCCTCTGCATGATGTTGAGATGAACGAACATTCTCGCGATCATTCATTATATGTGACTCCTTTCGTAAATCAAGAT